CTGGATTATACATATATCTATGAAAATAATGATCTCCAGTGAAGTAGTGTATGCCTTCTTTTAAAACACCTTTTTTTCTAAATCTTTGAATCGTGTAAGAAGCTATACCAATTATTTTCTCTGTTTCCATGCCGTTATATAAACCTTTTTCTGCAAAATGTTCTTTAGTTATCATGTTTAAGTATTTAGAATAATCAGTAGGAACATATTGAACAGGTTTTATTTGATTAAAAAATTCTTTCATCACTTCATCATTACGTCTTGAATTATAAGCAAGCTTGCCTTTCCAACCACCAGAATCTAAAGAAATTAAAAACTTATATCTTCTTTGCAAATTAGGATGAGTAAATCTATATTTTGGATAATGATTAAGTCTAGAATCAAGATAACCTTCAAGTGCAATTTTTAAATACTTTATTTTTAATTGTATCCATCTATCAATGTCAGTTTTTTTCCAATAGCAATGTTCAAGGCCACTAGTTTTATTTTTTTCTAATTTTCTTGAAGGTTTTGGCAGCCAATTTTTTCTTAATTGAACACGAATATACTCCAAGTCATAGCCAGTAAGTTCTATTAAATCAAAAACAGAATACTCATCAAACATTTTTTCTTTGCTTGGATCAAAAGAAATATGTCCTGTTATATCAAATTCTTTTTTTAAGATTTGCCTTATCCACTCTCTACCAACATCAAATCTATCTGCAATTTTTTGAAGTGTATATCCTTCTTTTCTCATGCGTAGGATGATTTCGTTTCTTGCTTGTTTTAGTTCTGGTGTGATTGTGTACTGGTTTTGGTTTTTCATAATGATTTGATAGTAAAGTTTGCTAATTGATTTTTTACTTTTTGAGCTTCTGGCGGAAGTGCAAATTGTTGGTTTTTAATATTTTTTTGTATAAGCTTGTTCATCAGCTTTTCTGTTTTAGTCCAGCTTTCTTTTCTCATGTTGTGTATATCTCGAACAATGTCGATTGGTATATCTACACCAACATTGTTTCTTATGTGACCATCTGAATCTCTATATCCATGAGAGATTATCTGACCATCTATGTCGTATTGAGCGTTAGCTGCATTGCAGTAACATATGAGAGCTAAATCCTGACCAGAGAACCGCCTTCCCTTGTCATCAATGTCATAGTCTGGCAAATGATTGTTTATAAGGTTATCTGAATTGTTGATGATGCCTGTATCATTGCAGGCATAACAAGTGTATTTAGGTGCGTTGAAGGTAACTTCTCTATCAACAGCAGATCTTTTATAATTTTTCATTTTATGAATATGTTTCTTGTGGAAAGAGTTGATCTAATAACTCTGATGTAATTTTTATTTCTGCTCCATTTATTCTTCCAGCTACTTCAGCTAGATGCTTACATGAAACTTTGTCTCTTTTTTGTTGAAAAGCTATAGCTAACGAAAAAGCTTGTGCAATGTGTGGATAATCTTTTTTAGAGACTTTTATCCAGTAAAATTCTTCATTCATGGGGTGTTAAAAGGGTGTTTGTTTGGGTTTTCCTAATGTAGTTGCTTTTTTAGATACTGTCAATAGATATTGTTCAAATTGACCATTTTTAAGGTATCTGAAACAATCAGGAAATAATGGAGTGAAGTTATCATTTTTTAATTGCTTAGATCTGGCTCTTATATCGGCCTGAAGGCAGTCAAGGATCTTTTCCTGTGTCTTTTTACTTAACTTACTAAATTCGGCTTTTGCAAGCTTTTTAGATTGTGATACAACACGCATTGATGTAGGTATCTTTCTATAGGCTTCCCAGAATGGTTCAAAAAAAGAACTAATAGTTTTATAGTTATTTGTTTTAGTTATATTGTTTTTCTTAGGGTGTAGCTCTGACACCACCCCAGTGTCTGACTGACACCCCCCTAGTGTCTGTGTGACACTACCCCCAGTTCCTGTGAGATACCGCCCATTAATAGCTGGGTCTGGGACAGGAAGTGCCTTACATTGCTGCCAGATACTGACTCTGTAGCAGTTTGTCTTTTGATTAAATTCATCAATCCTGTACTGCTTTTGCAGTAAACCAAGCTCTACTAATTCATTAACAGTCCTGATAACACTTGATCTGGACATCTTTGCATCTTTGGCGATTGTTGCATAACTAGGCCAAATGTTTGGATAATAGCTTTGCAAAACCCAAATAACAGTTAATTGATATGGTGTTACTTTGCCCTTTAATGCTGTCGGCAAAGCTATGAATGGGGTATTCTCTGGAATAAAACTCATTTTCTATGGAATATATAATTCACGTTAAAGGCATGGAATCTGCCCCACAGGGAAGCAAAAAACACGTTGGCAATGGAATAATGATTGAGACAAGTAAGCGTCTAAAGTCATGGCGAAAACAGGTGGAAATGAGAGCAAAGTTGATAGTGGACGATATAATCAAAGAACCAGTTGAGGTTGAGGTGGTGTTCTGGTTCAAACGCCCGAAGCTTCACTATCTCCCTAATGGCATGATTCGTCAATCAGCCCCTGTGTATATCACCAACAAAAACAAAGGTGATCTGGACAAACATTGCAGAGCATTACTGGATAGTCTAACTAAATCCGCATTTGCTGACGATAGCCAAGTTGTATCTTTACACGCTGTCAAAAAGTACTGTGAAACAGAATCTGAAACTGGTGCAAACATAAAAATAAGAACAATTAATGAAACGGATTTCATGGGTAGCTTGTCCTAAATGCCAAGAATACACAGATCAAAAAGTAAGAAGATCAGATCGCAACTCTAAACACGTAATTGTAAGACGTAGAGAATGTTATAAATGCGGTCATATTTGGCACACTATCCAATATCCAGAAATGATTGTTGAAGATATAAAAGCTAAATATACATTGTGTGAGTAGTCGGGTGATGGATAAGCACTTCGCTTGCTCCCCTGCCTTTCCCTGCTTTACTCAGGGTTTTGTATGGCTTTCAGATCCGCTTTGCATGGATCATCAGGCTACCCGACTCATAATTCATTTAAAGCGTGTTCGAGGGAATAAACAACTCTGGAAATGATACCAGCGTCAAGATGTTCTCTTGCAATACCAGATCCAGATGGTGTTGATGGGTTCTTTTTCAAAAACTGTCTTAGCCTGTGGGCATCTTCAGCTTTGATGTTGAGAAAGATGTTCATGTATCGTTTGAGGTAGCGAAGCATGGGCAATCTCTTACATTAAGATATTAACTCTTAATTCAAAGGATCATCAAATTCTGGAATATTTGCTGCATAAATAATATCGTCACAATTTTTTATTTGAAGCTGTATTAATGCAATCTTTTCTATTGCTGCATAAACCTCTGGCTTTGTTCTGGGTTCACAAAGATAATCAACATACTTTTCTGATTCTTGCTCCAAAAAAGCTTTTTTGAACTGGTATTCAAGACTCATTTTCTAAATCCAAAACACGTTGTAAGGGAATTGCGGCACATTGAGGAATTAAGCCATTACCTAATAACTTTAATCGTTCTGTTCTATTTGTGAATAGTCCAGAGGCAATCCCATCATCAGTTCTACAAATTGCGGGTTCAACACCATATTCTCTCCAGTTTGGGTTGAGTCTGTGTTTTGTATCTGGCCAGAGTGGTGTATTTTGGCCGCTATTTCTGTTTCTAAGTATTTCTTGTGTTTTAAATTGGCTAAGTTTTCCGATAGTTTCATTCTCATTCCTAAAGATGCTCTTGGTGTTGGGAGCATTGAATTGAAAAGCTCCTGAGTCTGTGGGTTGACCGCTTCTCTCAGATTGCCTAGTTTTGTCCTTCCCTTGCGTGGCCCTTCCATTTGTTTTTTCAAAGCCTCTGGACTTCTTTGTGGTAAATGATCCATTGTTGTCGGAGTTGGTAACAAAGCTCCTAGAAGTGGTGTTCCCCCTTGAGCAAATTTCGATTTCCTGTCCTTCACTGATGCAAGTGGAGTGGGTAAAGTCTCTGTTTGTTGCAAGCAGCCACCATCTGTCTCTGTGGTGACAGGCTCTGACATAATCGCTTGCTCGAAAAGTTGACCATTCCGCATCATACCTTGCCTTGCAAAGCTCTCCGAGTACAGTTCCCATTCCGTTATTAAGGATCGCTGCCACGTTCTCCAAGATGACGTATTTTGGTCGAACCAAGCATACGACTCGCATGAGTTCGTAAAACAGTCCCGACCTCGTTTCTTTAGTGATGCCAAGCCCTTTCCCTGCTGTACTGATGTCTGTACATGGAAAGCCCCCAACGATAACTGAAGCTGAGTTCGGTTCTGGTTTGTACGTTTTGATGTCATTATGAATAGGAACAGTTGGCCAATGTTTTTTAAGTACTTTTTGACAGTATGGATCAATTTCAACAAATTGTATTGTTTCATAACCGCCAACAAGTTTTTCAGCAGCGTAGGAGAATCCCCCACCGCCACTAAATAAATCAATTATTTTTAGTTTTTTCATATTCTATTATTTTGTTGATAATAATTAATTAAAATATTGTCCGTCACACCATTCATATAGCTCTCTTTCAATAGGTGCGATTCTTTCGCTTTCAAAAATATCTCTCTCAATACCAACAGAAAAAGAACCATTGTTTAATATCTCTAAATAGCCACCTTTATTATAAACTCTTACAGTTTTTGTTCTGTAATCAACGCTGTCAATAGCAAATTTTTCTTTTAATTCTGCTTTTGTTTTTTCATTATATGGAAAATCTTTGAAATCGTTTTTCCAATCTTCAAAAGTAATTAAGTTTTTCATTTTGCGAAGTAAGTAAAGAACAATCGGCCAATCTCTCGACCTCATATTTAAATAATACATGAATAATATACATATGTCCACCCTTGCCCTGTAAGTTTATCTAAATGTTATGGATCTGTAATAATATCTCATAGGTCTTGACAGTGCAACATAGTGCATATAATATTTAGATGGCTGAGATAGCCGTTCTTTCGCAAGGTATTTCAAATGAGACACCCAGTTCAAGGCAACCCAAAATATTTACAGTATAGGGTTGAAACACCATACAAAAATGGTCATTTAGATCACATATTTGCTGACAAAACAAAGGCTTTTGCTTTTGCTGACGAATCAGCAGCCGAGTTTGGTTTGGCACTTTTGTTCGACCACTTAACAAATGAGATTATGCACATTAGTTATCACTTAGGTCAAATGGACAAAAACATGAAACAGTTTGATCTCAAAGGTGATCTTAAGTTTAAAACTTCACCTTGCCCAAATAACTGGCTAGATAAAGAGGTCGCAAAATGACCTCTACACCTAAGACACAAGCTGAAAAAGATCAGCACAAGAGAGACAGATTCAAAGCTCTCTTTGTTCAAAGAGTCAACGCTTTAGTTATGAGACACAAGCAACTCTTGAACCTTGCTAACCAGAGCAACTACAAGTTCACTGAAGATGAAGCGAAACAAGCAGTCAGACTTTATGAACTAATGCTTGATGGAGCAAAAGAAAAATTCACAGATGTTGAATCTTATCCACTTATCAAAATTCAATTCGATCAAACGGAGCTTGACTAATGCAAAACTTTTTCTTACTTATCGCTGGCATGGGGTTGTTCTACACAACCCTCTCAGGGACACTTTATGACATGACAGTTGCAGATTGTAATGCTGGCATTGAACTCGCTTGTAAGGAGCTACAACAATGAATTTTAAACACCATCAATTAGTAGAAATTTACTCAGCACTTAAAGAGGGTTGCTGGGTAAACATTGAAACAAGAGACGAACTTATTAAAAGACTCGAAAATTATCTCATTAAAGTAGCAATGCACAATGACTTTGAAGTCAAAGAAAAGGAGCAAACTAAATGACCTTTGAAATGACACGCATAAAGCAAAGGCTTGCTGATCTTGAAAGTAATCAAAAATCTTTACTTAAAATTACAGATGGACTTTTTAAGCAAATAGAAACCACACAGCAAGCAATTCTTGAACTTGATGAAATTGTCAAAAAAAATACTGGTAAAGACCACCCCTGATCTCTACCAGTACTCCACCCATTGTCCTAACACCTAAGGACACCATTACTATAACAAAATGGAATCTTTAAACAACACCACACCACACATAACATCAGTTGATATTGATGAACAAGTGTATAGATCAGATCCAGCTTTT